CGGATCACTGGCCTGCATCGCGACCAACAGTGTCGATAACTCGGCCGGCATTACTGACTATATCGCGTTCGTGTCGACTCAGGGCGAAGTGGTGATGTTTCAGGGATTCGATCCGGCCCAGTCGTCGACATGGTTCGAGGTAGGACACTTCCAGATTGGCTCACCACTAGCGGTCGGGCGCCGCACATGGGCCAAGATTGGCTCGGATGCGGCGCTGTTGACGACTGATGGCCTGATACCCATCTCGAAGGCTCTTGTCACCGATCGCTCTCAGCCAACCGTCGCCATCACCGATAAGATCCGCACAGCGATCAATACTGATGCCCAGTCGTTCGGCAGTCTATTTGGGTGGCAGGTCGTTCTGTATCCGACGGGGCAGAAGATTGTCGTCAATGTGCCCACGGCGGCAACTACGAGCTTTCAATGGACGCAGAACACGATCTCCGGAGCCTGGAGCACGTGGGGGCAGCTCAATTCGTCGTGGAACCCCTTCTGCTTCGAGTTGATGAGCAACAACATCTACTTCGGCGCGGCGGGATACGTTGCGCAATGCGATGTTGGAAATAGCGACGATGGTAATTCGTACATCGTAACCGCTCAGCCGGCATTCTCGTATTTTGGAGACCCAGAGCTACTCAAGATCTATACGCAGTGCCAGCCCATATTCCAGGTTGGAGGATCTCTCACGGTTGTCATCAATCTACTGACCGACTTCAGCGCGACCGCCTTTCCAGAAACAGTCCCGGTATCGACCGTGACCGGTGCACAGTGGAATGTCGCGATGTGGAATACATCTCTGTGGGGAGATAACCAACGGATCGTAAAGCCATGGATAGGCCTCAACGGAACTGGCTACTCATCCTCCATGCAGATGAAAGCCAACGTCAACGGCGTCACGGCAAAGTGGCAATCAACCAACTTCCTATACAAGAAAGGCAGCCTGTTCTATGGGTAGGTTCATCATCGCCAACGACAAGCGCGTCGCAGAGTGGGTCGCATCCAAGATCGACATCTTCGAGTTTGGAAGCACTCCCTACACCGCGATCGGCCTTGCGAATGAGACCGGCGCGCTGCTGGCGGGTGTGATCTACCAGAACTACACCAAGACCGACATTCACATGCATGTCGCCGCGCTGCCGGGCCGGCGCTGGCTCTGCAAGTCTTTCCTGGGGGAAGGGTTCCGCTACCCCTTCGAGCAGCTCGGGTGCCGGCGCGTAACCGGCGTGGTACCGGGTAGAAACCTACAGGCGCAGAGATTCGACGAGCACCTCGGATTCGTACGCGAAGGCTTGGTACGCAGCATCCTGCCAAACGGGGACGATCTGATCATCTATGGCATGCTCCGCGAGGAGTGCCGATTTCTCAATGTGGGGCGATTTTATGGGCGCAAACAATTTTCGACCCGCGACGAACGGTGGCAACGTGAAGCCGCCGGCCTACAGCCCGCCCGCGGGCACGGCTAGCGGCATCCCCGGCGCCAGCTATCCTGTCATGGGATCGGCGCCGATCACGAACATGCAGCCTCGGTACTCGGTACCGGGCGAGGCGCAACTGCGGCCGGGTGTCGGCCAGCCTCCTCGAGGAGGATCTCTACCGCCTCTCAACCAGGGACAGCAGCCGCCCATTGGGAATAGGCCGCAGATGCTCGCCAATGCCCTCGGGCAAATGGGTGGCGGCATTGGCTCTCCTGGCAATCAGAGGGCGGTGATGTAATGGGCGGCAAGTCGGCGCCGAGCGCGCCGGATCCGTATCAGTCGGCGCAAGCTCAATACCAATACGGCACTCAGGCGGCTAACTACAATGCGGCGCTGGGAGATGTGAATCAGGTCACGCCGTTCGGCTCGACTACCTGGAGCGTCAACCCTTCCGGTATCGGCGCTACTCCCTACGGAGGAAGTGCCGGCACCCCGGCCCTGGCGCCATCGCCCTATCAAGTCCCACCGTCTGGCATCGGGGGAGAGCTTAGGGGTGTCCAAGGGTATGGAGGAGCGCCGCCCGGGTATGGGTCTGGTACGGTACCGACAGGTAATTTCAACGCAAACGACTCGATCGCTCCGCAGTACACCGAAACACAGAGCCTGTCTCCGGTCGAGCAGCAGATGCTATCCCGGAGTCAGGGTCTCGCCTTGCAGTCACAAGGGCTAGGTCAGGAGGCGGGCTCGAACGTCGGGCAAGTGTTGAATGGATATCAGATGCCCACCGAGGGGCAGAACGGGTTGTTTGGCGAGCAGGCCATGCAGGCGGCTTACGGCACTGAGACGGCTGCGATGGATCCGTATTGGAGCCAGCAGCAGGAGCAGCTCGACGCATCACTGCGCAACTCGGGCGCCACCCCAGGGACGCCCGCTTATGCCAACGCCATGCAGGAGTTCCAGGCGAATCGCTCCAATGCATACTCCCAGGCGGAAAACCAAGCATTCGGACAGGGTCTGTCCGCGCAGGGGCAAGAGATCAGCGATGTGAATCAGGCCCAGGGTGGCCCGATTGCCAACTTCCTATCTCTCGTTGGAAACAATCCGGCGGGTGCGGCATCAGTGGGCAGCGCTGGCGGGGGCGGGGGGAGTGGCGGCGGGAGCGTGTCAGCTCCAAACATCATGCAGGCGTTCGAGAACCAGTATCAGGGGCAGCTCGCGAACTACAACGCCAATGTGTCGAGCTCGAATTCCGATATTGGAGCCTTGGGGACATTGGCCGCGGCATTCATCGCAGCCTCCGACAAGCGTCTCAAGACGGACATAGAGCCCATCGGCGCCAAAACATCGCGTGGCAACTCCCTGTACACCTATCGATACAACTTCCAAGGCAAGGACGAGCCTAAGCAGGTTGGCGTGATGGCCCAGGAAGCCGAGAAAGTTACACCCGATGCGGTCCTGAAGGACCAGCACGGCATCCGCTACGTCAACTACGCGAGGGCATGATGTCGATGTCTCCACAGCAGATCCAACAGATGTTGGCGCAGTACAAGTCTCAGTTCGGCGGTGGAAGTCCCCTGTCAGGGTTCGATGCTGCACAGCAGTCTTTGGGCATGGGAGCATCTCCCGGAACCAATAGAACGGCCGGCGCCGTCAACGGAACATCTCAGCTTATCGTGGCCTTGCTTCGAGCCCAGAAGCAGAAGCAGCTCCAGCAGCAACTGCAGAACCAGCAGCAGCAAGCCACTCCAGTGCCATCTCAGGGGACCAGTCTGAGCACACCGAGTGATCCGTCTGCGGCCGGCATGGGCGTACCCGGAGGGGGCGATGGCTCTGGCCCCTAACCTCCAGAAATTGGCCCTGGCATTGAAGGCCGCGAAGCGCAGGCCGAAGGCGCCCCCGCGCCCCCAGGATCGGCAGCCGGGCACCGGGACTAATGAGGCTGGGCCTCAGGTCGAGACCAACTACCCCGCGAATGCATGGCCCGAGGACGGGGATCACAGCTGATGCCAACCGATAACAGCATGCTGGGCACCATTCCGCCTGGAGTTGATCCGGGTCAGTGGCTCCAGACTCAGCGGCAGATGGCGCTCGCTCAGGCGTTGCAGGGAATGTCACTGAGTCCGGCCAGCGCCGACCTGCAGCAGCCGGGCGGGGGTGGCAAGTATTATCAGGCCGCGCGCGTGCGCCCGATTACGGCGTTGTCGAAGCTCGCGGAAGCATTGATGGCGAAGCGTGGGTTCAATCAGGCGATGCCGCAGATGCAGCAGCAGTACTCACAGGGTATGCAGGCGTTTGCGCCGGGCGGACAGTCGTCGTCTCAGGGAGATCCTGCATCGTCTCAAGTGGGGCCCTTGCCGTCTCAGCAACCGCCCATGTCGTCTCAGCGTGCGCCCGCCCCGATGGGTCAGCCTCAGACCTCTCCGCAGAATCCCATGAATCCGGTCGGGCTCCCGCCAGCGGTCGCCATGCGCATGTACATGAGCGATCCGGCGAAGTATGGAGAGCTGCTCGCGGGCACACCGGAATGGCGCACAGCTCTCGCAGCAAGCGGCGGCGACCAGGCGAAAGCAATGCACATGCTGCAGATGGAGGCCGCAAAGAAGAGCCAGACGGACCTGCGCAGCGGCGGCATGCTCGTCGATCCGAGTGGTCGCGTCATCACGCGGGCGCCGAATCTGCCGCCGGGGTTCGAGCCTCAATTTGATCAGGCCGGAAAATACGTTGGCACTCAGCCCGCGCCCGGCCTCATCGCCGGTCAAGCTGCCGAAGCAGGGGCCACCACTGCCGCGCGCGAGCAGAATACTCCCCGCATGATCCCTCAGGGCGGGGGTGTCGAAGCTTTGGGGTATCCGCCGACATCACCCGCCATGAGACAGCCGGGCTCAACGCCCCAGTATTTCCCCGGTGGGCCTCCTCAGGCGCCGATCCCTCAAGCTCCGCCGTCGTCGCGCGGCGCGACCTCTCCCCAGTCGCCCTCGGGGACGGGCGGAATGTGGGACAACATCCCCAAGCTAGCCGTGCCCAATACCCCTGGGCAGACCACGGACACCTTCCACTCTCAGCTCCTCAAGGATGCGGCGGCGAAGCACGAGGAGTTGGTCAATAAGTACGGTTCCGACGCCGACCTCGCGGATGCGCGTATTGCCTTCAACAAAGAGGCGCTCGGCGTTCTCAATGGCGCTGAAACCGGACCGTTGTCCGATGAGCTGACTAAGTTGCGCGCCAAGGCTCAGGAACTCGGTGTACCTCCCTCCTGGATCCCGGGCAGCGACACCGTCGCCGACACTCAGTTGCTCAAAAAATTCGCCCTGCGCAATCCGCTGTTGAATCTGAAACCAACGTTCGGCGGCCGCCCTGCGGCATCTGAATTCCAGATCCTGGCGAACGATGCCAGCCCGTCCGCGAGTCAGATGAAGCCTGTGTTCGCGCGCTTGGCTACTCTCGACACTCAGCAGGCCGAATATACGAAGCAAAAGGCGGAAGACTATGGCACCTATGTCAGCAAGGGCGGCGATCCGATGCGTTTCGAGAGTTGGTACGCGAATCGCAAGCCGCTCGCCAACTACTTCGCCCAGCAGGCGACACCGGCGGCAGCGCTCGCACGGCTAAAGAAGCGCCCCGAGACCCTCTCTGACTTCAAGGCGGCCTTCGGCTGGGATCCCACGGCACGATAATGGCAAATGAATACGACGACATACTCAACGCGCCGCAGCCGGAAGCCGCTGCGGCGAAGGGCGCGAACGCCTATGCAGATCTGATGCCGCAGCCAGCCAAGGAAGAGGGAGGGCCCTCGATTCCGCAGCAGCTGGGGCGTGGGGCCGGTCTCTCAGCTCGAGCTCTCATTGAGGGCGCTGCGGGACTGCCAATGATGGCCGCCGATGTCGGCCACAGCCTCTATTCGCTTGCTACCGATCCCCAGGCTCGAGAGGCGACGTGGCAGCAAATGCAACATCCGCGGCAATGGCTCACGTCGGATCCGAAGGCGCCGTCGCAACAATTCTCGCATGGCCTGGATCCTTACCTGCCTCAGCCACAGACGGTGGGCGAGAAGATAATGAGTGTTGGGCTCGGCATGGAGGGTGGCGCGCTCGTGCCGCAGGTGCAGGTGCCAGGGTCTAAGGCCCCTGCCAACTTCCTGACCGCTGATCAGCAAAAGGCGCAACGGCTGACTCAGTCGTTGCAGAAGGCACAGGATGCTGGGTTTGTCGTGCCACCCTCGACGACTAATCCAATTGTCGGTAATCGCATCCTGGAGACGATTGCGGGGAAGGAATCGACCCAGAATCAGGCACGCGTAATCAATCAAAATGCGCGTAATAATGCGGCCGCCGCAGACCTGGGATTGAAACCCGAGGTGTTTACGCCGGAAGCAGTGGCTGCCGTCAAACAAGAGGCTGGGCAGGGATTCGAGGCCGCTCGCAGCATTCCGACGATCACAACGGATGATCAGTATGTGAATGATCTGTCCTCAGTCCTCAAAGAGACGCATGGCTCAAACGCCTCTTTTCCCGGCTCGGCCAATCCGGATGTCGAACGCATCGTCGATACCTATCTGCAGCCGGAATTTACTGGGGATGCAGCGGTCTCGGCGATCAAATTACTGCGCGGGAAAGCGAGTGACGCCTATCGGCAGGGACACAGTGAGCTTGGAATAGCTTATAGAGGTGTTTCGAGCGCAATCGAGAATCAGCTCGATCGCGGGGCCCAGCAATCCGGCGGTCCCTATGCGGACCTCGTCCAAGCGATGCGACAGGCGCGTCAGACCTACGCCAAGGCCTCGACCATCGAGGATGCAATGGACGCCGCAGGTAATGTTTCCGGCACCAAGCTAGCGGCGGCATGGCGACGCAACGAGCCTCTCTCGGGTGGGACGCTACTCTCGGCCGAGCACGCGGTGAATTTCCCAAAAGCGAACCTGGCGGCAAACTCTAGCAACATTCACCATCTGGATACATTCGGTACGCTATTAAGTGCAGGGATCGGG